GTTACTATTATTTAAGTCTTTTATTTTGTATAAACTTTTATCGGGTTCGTAGTAATCTAAATTACCAATCCTGAGAGGTTTATTTTGATCGTCAAATTCTTTGATTTCAAAATATTGCTGACAAATTTCTGGTTCTAAAATAAACAGAGCCCAAACTAAAGACATAACTCTGTCATCATAAAATAGGTCATTCTTTTTTCTATAAGTACCATTTGGGTAACGAATAAAAGTTTCAAATTCTTTAATAGTATCTAAATCATTTACATGAACTACTTGTAAAAAATTTACCCAGTAACGCATATTTGCTACTCCTGCAAAACGTAAGTTGTTGTGGGAAAGAATTCCTAGATGTCTTGTGTTAGAAAATGACCCTGTATTAGCTAATTTTGAACACGAAACAATTTTTTCGTACATGTGTTTGTGAAAAAGGGCATCAATAATTTGTGCCCCACAATTATTTCTCTCTACAAGTAGGGGAGGATTACCCCACTGGGAACAAAGATTAACAAGCTTATTAGCATAATGATATGGTTCGACAGTATTAGTACCGTAAACAGCTACCTGTTTAATATCTGTTAAGTCTGTAACATCAAGGACTTGAGCCACCGATGAGGCTCTCCCAATGCCTTCCCCGACGTCAACACCGATTGCGTAAAGTTTGTTAATATCCGGAACCTCAAAGACTTTATACGCTCCTTCATCACTTGTATATATAGCGGGTTTTTTATTCTCTTTAAACCTTTCAATAACCGAGGCACCGACAGCTGAGTTACCGGCATCAAGAAATGTATTACCAAACTCTTGTTGAAAAGCTTCATCTGAACCAAGAGCTGCAACCATCTGTTTGCGCCATTTTTCACCTCTTCCGGGAACATCCCACCAATCGATTCTTTCAGCATGCCAGCCGTTAGACTCTTTTTCTGCACCAGAATATATTTCGTAAAATTTGTTACCGGTGCCGTTTGGGGTACTAACCATAAATATTTTTGTCTTTTTACCAGACGAAACAATTGGAATAACGGATTTCCAAAACTCATCCATAAAATGAGGATCAATAAAAGCTGCCTCGTCAATACAAAGAATAGAAGCCGTATCGCCACGAGCAGCAGTCGATGTTGTGGTTGAAATACCTATACTAGAACCGTTAGCAAATGTTACACCGGTTTTACCATACTCTTTAACACCGGGTTTAAGATAGTTGGGTAACATTTCATAAGCCATCCTTATTCTCTTAAAAATGTTAATGGCAGTATTTTCTTTATTGGCAACAATAATAACTCTTTGGTCGTCAAAGAAGCAAGTGTTCCAGAGTGCATATATCGTGGTAATTGTTGTCTTACCGCATTGACGGGAGGCTAGGACACAAACAAACCTATTGTCAGCAAGAGACTTAAGAGCCCGTTTTTGAGCCTTATAGAGCTCAATCTTCATTTTACCTTGATCGAGGTTTACAATCCAAAAATGGTTCTCAGCAAAATGTATAATATTCTCTTTGCATTTTTTGAGTTCTTTGACCATTTTAGGGGTCCACTCAAACTGTGCATCCTCTTTTGGTACATTTTTATCCCCTCTATAGAACTGAGAATCATCTATAGGGTTTTCTATTATAATATCCTCGTAGGGATCTTTTAATACATCTTCTTTTTTTGTCACAGAGTTATTTAACTCTGTGCATTAATAATTCCTAGGAGTGTTGTACGAAGATGTTCTACTAAAGCGTCTTTATCGTGCGGGTTTGTTGCGTGCATTATAAACATTTTTTCCCCGTTTAAATCATACCCTAATACCATAAACGCCTTTAAAAATTCTGATATCATTCCGTCTAGGTGTTCAAGGTCTTTTACTTTATACTGCTTTATTTGAGCAGCATCAGCAAAACGAAGAAATGCATTTTTAATAACTTCTTCGACTTGAGCTAATTGTTTTTCAGGAAGTATATTTTCTTCAACAGAATTGAGGGCACTTAGGCCAAAAGACTCTGTTTTCTTTTTACGGTAACTTCTCTTAGTAGGCTTATTTTTATTTTTATCACTTTTAGCCATACCGTTATTATTTATTTGAATGGCTAAATTTCTTATTATACCCAGGTGCTTTATTATTAATGTTATATTTGACTAAATGTTCAACAAGAACTTCAAAAGAAGAAGTAGAAATTTTTAAACGGCCTGGTATTCTTTGATCACCGTCAGTCAATTCAAAGTATGAATCACCGTAAAACGGTTCATTAATAAAACATGTACAAAACACTGAAGTAACCCCTGGGTCAATAATAATCGTCCATGAGCGTGGATCAGCATCATTATATTCAGTAAAAAGTTTATGAGCGTAATAACCTGAATCTCGTAACCGCTTTAACGTGTAACCAAGTGTGGACAATTTATTTGACATAATAAAACTTATACCGAAAAAATTATTTTACAAGAGCAGATATAATAAATTTTATATTAACATCTTTTTCCTCTATTTGAAAAAGTGTTACTTTAAGTTCATTATTAACCTTTACAGTAAATTCATTGCATTTAGTTCCAGCAAGTAACCGAATGTTTTCTAGATTAAGTGGTAAGGTGTTCTTTATATTTTCCCCTACGAATTTATCTGCTACAAGATAGGTAATGTTATTAATATTTTGTCTTTCCAAATCATTTAGCTCACAATACACCTTACTATCTTTTGTATAAAAATAAAGTTTATCAGAGTCTGTAGCAATTGAACTGCCTTTTAAAACATCATTAAATTTTGTATTAGGGAGAAGAAATGCAGTATCATATTTTAACTGTTTAATCTTATCTGGATTAACAGGGCATCTTTGCATGTAACTATCTTCTAATAAGAAATAATTAAATTTAAAAGAAGGTGTTGTATATTTTAGATGATTATTTTCTATAGTAAGTGCAATATTGTCATGATCAATACAATCTAAAAGTCGAACAAACTTTTTAACATCAGGAAGATTAATACGGGGTATGCCTTTAATTGCTGTATCAGTTTTATAACTAGCTAAAAGAACAATAGAACCATCTTGAGAAGCACAAGTAGTGAATATTTCATCATCATTAAATGAGATAGAAACGTTATCAGCTAGTTTACTGATAGGTGTTAAAAACTTTTGAAGAAAAGATTCTTTATTGAGAGACAGAATGTTTGTCACGACTTAAAATTTTATCTAATTTATTGTTAATAGAATACATGTAATCAACAATTAAATCAATCTGTTTAAGTGACTTTTTCTGTGTAGCTTCATCTAAAAAATCAAAAGTAAGTTGATTTGGATTTTGGCCTGTAAAAGTTTCAGGTACAGGTTGAGATGTTGTTTGAAAAACAGGTTGTGCTTGATTAATAGTATCTGGCGGCAAAGGCATCATCTGCTCAGCCATTCTTTGAGCATGTTGAATCATAGCATTCTGTTGTCTTTGCTGATGTTCTTGAATACCGGTTAAAAAACTTTTAGGGTCAAGTTTTGTAGCTGGCCCTGTAGAAGAATGTTGTATAGTTTGGCTATCAACTTTAGCAAGCTCAGAACCTGCCATTTTAGCAACCAAAGCTGCAGCGAGTTGATCTTCAGTAATCATGAAGCGTGGCCTTTGTTATTTTGAGCAAACTCTACAAATTTATAAAATTCAGCTCTAGATTGATCGCTTTTATCTAAAAAGGCTCCTGACATTCTAGCAGTTCTCATAGTAGAATCATGTTTAATACCTCGATTTGAACAACATGTATGATTAGCTTCAATTAAGACAGCAACTCCTTTATTTTTTTCACAGACCTGATCTATATATTGATGAATCTGCATTGTTAGATTTTCTTGAACTTGCGGTCTACGTGCAAACCAATCAACAATACGGTTTAATTTAGACAAACCAATAACTTTGCCTGTCTTGGAAGGAATATAAGCAACGTGCGCTACACCCATAAAAGGCGCATGATGATGCGAACACATTGAAACAACTTTAATGTTATTTTGACATACCATACCATCATAACCATCAACATTTTCAAAGGCTGTAACTTTAGGTGGCTCAGTGTAACAGCCCATTGCTAAATCTGTAACAAAAGCCTTAGCAACCCGACGAGGTGTATCAGCGCTGTTTGGATCGTTCCGCCAATCAAAGCCTAAGGCGTCTAAATATTGTTCATATGCCTGAGCTCCCTTTGATACTAATTCTTCTATTTCTTCTGGTGTATGAACTATATTATGATTAGCGTATTGGAGTTTCTTTTTACTTCTTAACATAAATTAGAGGGAAGCCAGGAGTTCTTTGAGTTTTGCGTCCGTATCATCTACGACCGGTTTTTCGTCCATAGATGGTTTTGGCATAACCGATTGAGCTGTTGTGGTGCTTTTAATTCCTTCAAAAATAGAATTAAGAGCTTCATCTTTTTTAGAGGTAGTAGTCTTAGCAACCGGTACGTCATCAGCATCATCTCTATCTTCGTCTAGATTAGTAACATCTTGAATACAGAAGAAGTGTTGGTCAAGCATACGCTGCAACTCAGCATAAGTCTTTGGTTTATTAAATTTACTAAGATCGTGTGCTGCTTCATATATAGCATCAAGTTTTTTAGCATCAATACCTTCAAGCTTAGAGGGTGACATAAATTTAGAAGCCGAATAGGTAACAAAGGCCCGACTGCCGCCCATACCTGTGCGCGATTCGCACTTGATCTTTAGGGAACAACCTTCTGCAACATCGAAAATTCTGACACCAAATTCATCAGCGTCATCTCCATCAATAGCTGAGTTAATAATTTTAGCTAACTCTTTACCGTAACGAATAGCTTTAACCTTACCTTCATTTTCTGGATTAGTAGGGTCAGTAACAATATATGCATTAACAAACCAGTTTTCCTTACGTGTGATAGGTTTGATCTTTTCCTTCTCTTCAGCAGATCCAGTATTGTAAGTCTTAAGAACGAGTTGATCAATCGGGCACTGCTCGCCGTAAGTCGAAGGACAGAGAGTAGTAACAAACTGACCTGTGCAAAGACTATTCCAGGAGTGATGATAGTAATGGTACATTGTCGATTTAGGGTCGGTAACATTAGGTACTAAACGAACAACGTAAGTCTTACCAGGTTCAAATTTCATAATCTCTTTGTAAGAAGAATCTTTCTTATCGGTCAAAGAGGCCTTAATTTCGTTAAACATATTTTTCGTGAATGTCATAGTGTTATTATTATGGTTGATATTTTGCAGAGTTCAAGTTTTTATCTACAAAAAGTTTTAGGCGAATAAAAGCCTTTTCAAGAAAAGGTCTTAGTTCTTTAGAATTCATATATCGAGTGCGATATTCAAGAAAATTAGTTCCGAAA